GCAACAGTAGTTCGGAGTTCAAGGGTGTGTCGTTGCGTAACCTGATCGGGCAGGCGCAGCTAAGATGTATCGAGTCGCCCGGGCTGAGGACCGTGATCGACACGAACAACAGGCTGGCCCTGTCCGAGGGCAAGTACCAGTACTTGCTGCTGCTGGGCAACGAGGTGTCCGAGCAGGAGTACGCGATGATGCTGAAGCTGAGGGGTAACCCGAAGCTGACTCCGTTGCAAGCACTGAACCTGGAGATGAACCTCCAGATCGTGGCTCTGGAACTGGCGAAGAAGGAGATGTCTGACGAATGATGCAACTGTTCACAGTGAAACCTGGTGTCAAGTTCAATCTGGCTAGGCTCAAGGAGTTCCTGCCAGATGTGGAGACTGCGCTGTTCTTCGGGAAGTTGTATGGCATGAACGCTCAGGGCATGAGCTCGTTGCTGAGCAGGCTCGGGCTTGCGCCCTCGCTGACACACTTCCTCCTCGATGACGAAGGCGCGCACAGCCTGGAGTTGCAGAGTTACCTGCTCGACCTAGGGTACGAGCAGTTGATCGAGGACGGTGAGATCACATTCGAGGACGTGGACCCACCGGAAGGACTGCTGCTGCCCGAGGTGTGGAAGAGCCTGGAGCTGGAGATCGCCACGTCCATTCGTGACGTGGCGGAGAAGCTGAAGGATGTCGTCTCGCACATGCCGGGCAAGGAAGGCGAGATGCTCTTCAAGTCGATGATGATGTTGAACGCGAGGCGCCCTGTGCTGGGCGACTACCGTGCAACGATTCATCACTCACGTCAAATGGACAACCTGGTCGTCCTTGACGTGTCGGGAAGCATGACCGAGATGACGATCCGGGCAATCATCGAGGATGTCGTGGCGATGTCCTACATGGCGAATGCGCATCTCGCCATTGTGAGTGACACGGCCACGGTATGGGGGCCGGGGGAGTTCACGGTGGATTCAGTGCTGAAGACTGCCGAGTACGGCGGGACTCAGTACGAGACGCTGGTGGACTTGTTCGACCATCGTACGTGGGGTGTCGTGGTCAGCATCGCTGACTACGACAGCGCCCCCGCTGCGATGGAGGCGTTCGAGCAGATCGATGGACGCATCGAGAAGCTGCTCGACATCAGCCTGGTGAGTCGTCCCACGTTCCTCTCCGAGGTACTGGGGACGCAGGCAGTCGAACGTGAGCAACTGTTGATTGCTTCGTCTGACTGGTCCTGCCGCTAGGAAAACCCAGCCGGCCACCTGTGCATCGATTCGTGCAAGGGTGGCCGGCTGGTGTGCAGGGAAACACTGGAGAACAGAGGAGACTCAGGTGGCAAAGACCGCCAAGAACGTGACCGTGTACGGGCGACTGTCGTACCCGAAGTGGACGGCAGAGGAAGCGATGGAGTTCAGTAAGCGGGGCAAGTTCCCGATCACTGACATCAGCAAGGCACAGCCTTCATACCAGTTGCTGCTGACGCAGGCTCAGTACGATCGGATCAAGTCTCACATCGAGACGAAGTTCTTCCCGTACGTGGCAGCGCAGCACAAGAATGGTGAGAAGAAGGATGCGCTGAAGCCGGAGGACCTGAAGAAGCTGGTCGCCGAGCTGGAGAGTGACTTCACTGCGCAGGCTTACAACTCACCGTTCAAGCCGGTGGATGAGAAGACTGCGAAGATCGCTCCTGAAGCTGTGATTGTACTGAAGGTCCTTGGGGACAAAGGCGTGGACATCAAGCAGAAGGCGATCGTCAACAAGGAAGAGGACCTCAAGATCCCGGACCCGGACCTACTGTCCTATCCGGTGGTACGTCCGATCACGGACACGGTGTTCGAGATGTATCCAGGTTGCGAGGTCGCGGTGACCCTTGATCTCTACACCTACCACAACGGTGGTCGGCCTGGGTTCAGTGCCGGCTCCTCCGTGGGTACGTTCCGCAGGGATGCGGAGCGGATCGGCGGGTCTGTCGAGATCGACCTCGATGAGATCTTCCTGGACTGACAATCGATAGCGACAGGGGCTGGCAGGGTAACACCTGCCGGCCCCTGTTGCGGGGGTGAGGAGACATGGAAAAAATTTCGGCGAGTAGCGTGAGCAGGCTGTCCGCCTGTCATGCGAGTGCTGACCTGGGGGCTGCTATCCCAGGGTGGCAGCCACCTGTGGTGGACCCGAATGCTGTGAACGCAGCATCGAGGGGAACGGTCATGCACCAGATGTTCTCTGATCTGATGGGACTCACGCCGAAGAATGCTCTGATGATGGAGCGGGCGCTGGGTTATGTGAACACGGTGCGTTCGTTGCGTAGGTTCAAGGTGTTGTCCGAGGTGCCGGCGACAGCCGAGTGGCTGGTCACCAAACCGAGGACAACGGCTGACCTGGTGCTGTATGTGAGGGATGAGATTCACGTCTTCGATCTGAAGACGGGGATGATCGAGGTGCCTATCGCAGGGAACCAGCAGTTGCTGTTCTACGCTGCGTGCTACGAGCACCTGGCACCTGATGCTGATGTGATCAACTGTCACATCGTGCAGCCTTGGGCTGACAACATGGGCATGTTCAGTGTGACGAGGGATGAGCTCGATGTCTTCAAGAACGAGATCATCCTGGCTGAGATGGACATCATGAATGGGAGCAAGAAGTTCCAGCCTGGTGACCATTGCAAGTTCTGCCCGGCTAACCCTCATAGCCGGGGAGCAAAGGGATCACCGTTGTGTCCGGTGATGATGGAGTTGCTGTACCCGACTGTCTACGACGAAGACGCAATCCTGAATCTGGAGTGAACATGCTGTTCAATGATGTGATCGGCCTCGACTTCGAGACCTACAGTGCTAGTCCCCTGCCCATTGAAGGGCTGGCGAACTACGTCAATGACCCTACGTTCAAGCCATTGCTGGCTGCTGTGTGCTACGAGTCACGCCCTGGTGAGACCGAGACCAAGATCATTGACTTCGTTGAGGAAGGAGATGCAGGGGTCGCACGATTGAGGACGATGATCCAGGGCAAGATGATTGCGGCGCACAACGCAGGCTTCGAGCTGGCTGTGCTGAGGAAGATGGGCTTCACCCTGGCCTCGATGCAGTTCATCGACACTGCCGTGCTGGCGAGGGCAGCGGGTGCATCAGGAAAGCTGGAGGCGGCGGCGCCTCAGCTGCTGGGTGTGGACAAGTTCGAGCTGGGTCCGGAGTTGATCAAGTTGTTCTCGATCCCTGGTCCGTTCCAGGAGGAGAGCAACAGTCTGGAGTTCAACCCGGAAGTGATCACTCACAACCAGTTCAAGTGGAACAAGTTCCAGCACTACTGCATGGTCGATGCGGAGCTGAGCTACGCCATCGCACAGCAGCAGATGCCGATGTTCCCGTCCACGGAACACTGGAACACAGCGGTCACGATGGACATGAACACCGCAGGGTGGGCTGTCGATCTTGATCTGGTTGAGGAGATGTACTGCCGATACCAGGAGAACAACCGGAACCTGGTGCAGGAGTTCCACAAGTTGTGTGATGCGGGGGAGCTGAACATCAACTCCTACCCGCAGGTGAAGAAGTGGTGTGCTGAGCGCGGGGTGTTCGCGGACTCGTTCGACGAGCACAACATCGCACGGCTCATCAAGCTGGTCGAGGGACGAATCGATCCGATGGTGGCACAGGACACGGATGAGGACAACCTCGACGTCCTGCTGCTGTTGCAGACCAAGCAGAGAATGGGAGGTTCAAGTCTGAAGAAGTTGCAGGTGATCATGGACAACACTGCCGACGACGGCAGGCTGTACCACCAGTACCTGCATGTCGGTGCCGGGGCTACGTTCCGTACCACAGGGCGCAACGTGCAGATGCAGAACCTGCCTCGTCTGTACGGAGAAGGTGACAACGTAGAGGAGCTGTTCGATCCGGGCAGTAGTTGGAACAACGACAAGCTGTCACACAATCTGCGACAGGTGTTCACTGCCTCGGAGAAGAACGGCTTCCTGATCGTCGGTGACTTCTCCAGTATCGAGAGCAGGGGTCTGGCATGGCAGGCGAACGAGCAGTGGAAGCTCGATGCCTACATGCACGGCAAGGACATGTACGTGGTGCAGGCTGCCAAGATGCACCTGGTGGACGAGGACAAGGTGACGAAGGGCCAGCGACAGATCGGCAAGGTGGCCGAGTTGTCGTGTGGCTACGGTGCTGGTGCCGGAGCAGTACGTAACTTCGCCAAGGGTATGGGCTTGGACCTGACAGAGCAGGCAGCAGGGAAGCTGGTGAAGGACTGGAGGGAGAACAGTTCCGCAACAGTGCGGTACTGGTACGAGCTGGATGACATGATCCGCTCTGCACTGGCTACCTACAATGCACAGACTCTGAAGAAAAACTTCATGGAGTTGGTGGTGACTCCGGTGACACCACCGATGTCTCTGTGCAAGCAGGCGCCAAGGAGTATCTCACTGCGTATCGAGATGTACTCGACGAGTGTCAGGCGCTTGCTGATGCGTAGGGTGATCCACGGTGCGGAGCTGAGTGGCAGGCAGATCACGTACTACAAGCCGAGCGAGAAGAAGTCGGGGGATCTGTGGGCGAACTCGTTCACTGACCCAGCCACCAGGGCGCGTAGGAACTACACGCTCTATGGTGGAAAGCTGGCCGGGATCATCACGCAGTCACTGTGCCGTGAGGTGTTCTTCATGGCACTGCGTGACGTGGATGCGTGGTGTGCCGACAAGCCCAACGTGAAGTTGGTGGGGCAGTTCCACGATGAGATCGCACTGGACTGGGTACCTTCGGAAGACAGCAACATGCCGTCGCTGTTCGAGACGAAGGACAAGTTGAGGCAGATCATGACGGAGCCCCGACTGATCGGGTTCCCGATGGGTGCCGAGATCAAGCACGACTACCGCTACACGAAGTGAAGGGGAAGAAATGACGCTCGTGTACTGTCTCATCGCAGCTGGAGGACTGCTGCTCGTGTTCAGAGCACTCGTTCCATTCAGTCCGTCTGCGCTGTTCTGGATGACTATCAAGGTGGTTCTCACTGGACTGGCATTCGGATTCGTCATCGGACTTGTGGGCTGTGGTGCCACGCCTGAGGTCACGAAGGAATCGCCGACACCAACCGTCACGAAGACGACGGAGCCAAAGGCTACGCCAAAGGCCACGCCAAAGGCTACGCCGAAGCCGAAGCCAAAGGCTACGCCGAAGCCGAAGCCGAAGCCTACGCCGAAGCCGAGTGTGACAGTGGCTGAGCCTGTCGAGGAGTTCGTGTACTACTCCTCGTGCAAGGAAGCGAGGAAGGCCGGAGCTGCACCCTTGACACCAGGTGACAAGGGTTGGAACCCCGACCTCGATCGTGACAACGATGGCATCGCTTGCGAGTAAGTAACCACAAACCAGGGCCGGCAGGGGGACAAATCCTGCCGGCCCTGGGGGGGCGGCGACCACCTGAGGAAGACTCAGGTGGTCTATTGAGGAGGCGAGATGAGTGTAGCACATGTGGTGGGAATCGACCCGGGCATTGTGGACACAGGAATGGTCAGGATCGTTCTCGACAATCGAGCACAAGAGGTGTTCGTCGAGGAGAACGTGGTGAAAAACGCATACGAGAACGACATCTCGGATGCGGTGCAGTGGGTGAATGGATCAGAGTTCCGATACCCGCAGGTGTTCGTCGAGAAGTACCGGCCGAGGCAACGGCTGGGCTACGACGAAGAGATGCTGCAAGCACAGAACATGTGGATGAAGGCGCTGCCAAGGGCCGAGCTGCTGAGTAACACGGGCATCACCAAGGTGGTGCCTCAGCCGATGATGCAGGCTCTGGGTGTGTGGACGTTCAACACACGTACACACCACCAGGACCTACGATCGGCAGCAAGGATCGCACTGCTCGGTGCGATCAAGGAGCCTGTGTTGAATGCTGTGCTGTCCGATGCCATCTCGGACTACCTGCATCACAGGCCGTGGCACATCACCTGGGGGTGACGTGATACAAGAGCTAGCGGACAAGGCAGGCGTGAAGTTCTTCACGTATCAGCTGGAGTTCCTGCAGGAAATCAAGGAGAAGACTGAGCCGGTACGAGCGTGTCTGTACTACAAGACGGGCGCTGGCAAGAGCCTGACTGCACTGAGTGCTATCGCCCTACTGGGGTACGACCAGTGCGTAGTGGTGTCACCACCTGCGACACACCAGCAGTGGATTTCGCTGGGTGCGCAGATGGATGTGGCGGTCACGGTGATGAGTCACGCCAGGTTCCGCATGGCGGGCACCAAGATGCGTAGGACTGAGCCGTTGATCGCTGACGAGATGCACTTGTTCGGCGGGCACAAGGGTGTGGGCTGGAAGAAGCTGGACAGGATCGCAGCAGGGATGAAGGCACCGTTGATCCTGGCGTCTGCTACGCCGAACTACAACGACGCCGAGCGGGTGTACTGCATCCAGCATGTGCTGGACCCTGACTCGTGCCGAGGAGGGTACCTGCAGTTCCTGTACCAGAACTGCAACACGGAGCAGAACCCGTTCGGGATGGAGCCGATCGTCACTGGATTCAAGACGTTCGGCTCTGCCGAGGACTACCTGGCTGCGATAAAGGATGTGTACTACGTCCCTGATGACGTGGTGTACAAGATCGAAGAGGTGCCGTATCCGGCATGTGTTCCTCCCGAACTGGAGCAGTACGGGTACTACGAGAGGAAGCACAGGATCATTGGGAGCCTGATCGAGATGTCGCATGTGGTGAGATACATCGGTCTGGTCGAGGAGAACGGGCATCTACGCAAGCAGATCTGGTGGGCATTGGAGCCACTGATCGACGAGCCGGTACTGATCTTCGCTCAGCACTCGACTGTTGCTGATGCGATATCCAGGACACTGACCGAGGAAGGAGTGAAGCATGCTGTAGTGACCGGACAGTCACCACAGAAGTACAAGGAAGAAGTGCTGGATGATTTCAGAGCGGGACGCTGCACAGTACTAGTGGGCACAGCAACACTCGCTACTGGTACCGATGGGTTGGACAAGGTATGCAACACGTTGGTCATCGTGGATGACACGAATGACGATGCCTTGCGGCGACAACTGATCGGTAGGATCATGCCGAGAGGAGGTAACGGAGATGCCACCGTGAAGAAGGTGTACAGGTTCGAAGCCTACTGACACCCTGGGGTGGGGGCTTCGGTCAACAACGACCGAGGTGTCAGAGGAGGAACCGTGGACTACGAATACAACCCTGCAGCAATCCTCAGGATGCGGCTTGTGACAGAGCTGCTGACTGATCGGCAGATCAAGCGTCTGCTGAGAATCCTGAGGAAACTGGAGGGCTGACACACTAGCAGGGGGCGGGCTACGGCTCGCCCCCTGCGGGACGAGAGGAGAGGTATGCCAACCGCTAAATCGCGCGGGGAGTTGAGCAGAGAAGCGGTGGCGCTGGGCCAGAGCTTCGACTGTGTGTACCACAAGGGACTGACATATATCCCTACGGACTATGAGACCGGGGATGACTCGGTTACACCGCCACCTGAGCGTACCGCATGGGTGCCGTTCACGAGGCAGTCCATTGCCACGAAGGCTCGGGCACAGTTTGACACTCTGTTCCAGACAGAGAATGAACTCGCAAGCTTTGAGTTCATGGTGTCACAGTGTGCAAGGGTGGAGGAGAAGCAGAGTGATTCGTTGTTGGTGGCAACGAGTAACGGGTTGAAGGAGCTGAAGGAGGACGGATTACTCCACGAAATCACAGGTGAGTTCGTTGCCAATACTCTACCGGTGAAGCTGAATGATAATGCTGATGACAAGGCCGAGATGTTCTCGATCTTGTCCGAGTGGCTGAGGTCGGATGAAGAAGCTACTGCTCTACTGCGCCACCTGGCTACAGGACTGGCTCCAGGATGGAGTGCAGTGCGATACGTGCTCCTCCTGGGGGATGGCAGAAACGGGAAATCTGTCCTGCTTTCAATGCTGGAAACGCTATTCGGAAGAGCGAACTGCTCGGGAGTGACAAGGCAGGAGATCTCAACGGCGTCACCTGTGGTGACTGAGTTGAGAGGGAAGCTGGTGAACATCGTCTTCGACGGACAAGGGGTCTACCTCAAGGACTCCGGGATGGAGAAGACTCTGATCGCCGGCGAGCCTGTCGGAATCCGAAAGCTCTACTCGTCAGAGCTGACCACTGTCCAGACGAATGCTCTGTTCATCGAAGGATTGAACAAGGAACCGAACTCGGTGGACAAGACGACTGCGTTGCAGTCACGTCTGGTGAGGTTCTGGTTCCCGAATACATATCCGGATGATCTGGACTTCAAGGAGAGGATGCTGAGTGATCGCTACGTAGGGGCATTGCTGGCCCTGATGGTGGATCACTACATGAAGCGCGCGAACAAAGCAGTGATGCTGGCGCCGACATCTGCTGCGTTGGACTTGCAGCTCGACCACATGCACACGAACTCACTGGCGTTGCAGTTCATCGAGTGGACTGAGCTGACTGATCCTAACGGAGCTGATGCACTGATCGGTTTGCCGATACGTGAGCTGACAGCACGGTTCTGTTCGTGGCGAATCATGTCGAATGACCTGGCTGTATGGGAGGAGCCAGGTGTACTGAATCTGTTCCGATCTGCTGTGGAGACAGATCGTAGATCAGTAAGAGTTAATGGTGTGCCACGTAAGTTGAGAGTGGTGACAAGGTTCAAGCAGGAGACTGCGATGTTCCTATCAAGAATGAGAGAGGTGGACAGTGAGCAACCCGTGGTGGATGACTGACACGTACAACGATGACGTACCGCTGCCGCACACGTTCGAGGACCATGCAGGGCCGAACGGAGTGTTGCTGGTCATCGCACACGACAACGGTTCTACTGAGAGAGGATGGGGCGAGAAGTCCTTCAGGACCAAGTATGCGGACAACCGTCCTGCTCGTAACATGCTGATCGAGAAGTCGTTCAGATGGGGTGGTTTCAACTTTGCCATCGTGATGCGATCAGTTCAGATGATCTGCATCGACATCGATGGGAAGAACGGTGGCTACGACGGAGCACGTAAGTTGGGGATGCTACCGCCTACGCTTGCTGAAACCAGCAAGAGTGGGGATGGGTACCACTTGTTCTACACGGTTCCTGAGGACAAGTGGGATGACGACAAGGGCTTCGCCTTGTACAAGGACAGGGTGGGCCTGGAGCAAGGAGTGGACATTCGTGCGGTGGGTTGTGTCTACCACACGAAGACTCAACGGTGGAACGTGCGGCCTCCGGTGGAGTTGCCTCAGTTCCACAAGGACTTGCTGAGTAAGAAGAACAAGGAGATGGAGATTCAGATCGAGGAGATCCAGAAGCTCCTTGATGGAGGAGATACTGAGGAGTTGATGATGATGCATGAATCCCTGAAGAATGATCTGAAGAAACCGATCCCTCCGGGGAGGCGGAACAACACACTGTTCGCCATCGGGACTCAGATGCACATGGCGCAGATGAAGGACTGGGATGTCATGCTGGCAGAGCGAGCTCTGCAAGTAGGACTGGATGATGACGAAGTGATGAAGCTGCTGGCTAACATCAAGAAGTATGGAGGTAAGTGATGGGTATGCGTGAACACATCCTGATGCAAGCAAAGCGGATCGTGGAAGGTTCACGAGACGAGGACTACGGCACGCCCGAAAGGAACTTCGGACGAATCGCTAATCTGTGGACAAACTACACAGGGCGAGTCTTCACGGAGACGGATGTGGCGGTAATGATGATCTTGCTCAAGGTGAGCAGGATCAAGGAGAGCCCTGACAGGGAGGATCACTGGATCGACATCGCCGGCTATGCGGCGTGCGGTGCCGAGGTGAGCATCCTGCCAGAGCTGGATGGTTGCGCAGACTGACAGTCTGAGTGGAAGAGGGGAGGAGCGGTGCCGGGAGGTGCCGCTCCTCTTCTTTTTTTTTATAAGTTATATAACTTTATGGGGGCGTGTAGGGGACTGCTATACAGTAAGAAGTGCTCTTTTTTTACTTCTTTTTTGTGGTAGGGTAGGGGGTATGGATGATGAGATGAGCCTCCTGTCGGAGGCGGAAGCTGAGTTGAAGAAACTGTTTGAGAAGGAGGCTATGAGAAGGGGGCTTCAGTCGAATGCTGAGCCACCCCGACCGTCTGGTCGGATCGAACAACTCACACTGCCAGATGAGATGAGAGGGAGGATGCCGTTCACCAAGGACAAGTATGTGGTAAAGGAGAACCCGCACTTGGTCCAGTGGGAGCGGGAGGTGCGCAAGTTCTTGCGCAACCTATCCCCCGAGCACGGGCACCGTATCTCGGCGGTGATGATCTACGAGTGGGCTACCGGTCTGAGGATCGTTGATGTGATGAGAGATGCCGCGCCTCTCAAGGCGGGCAAGCAGAACTGGCGTACTGATCTACGTAAGCTGAACAAGATTCTGAAGTTCTATTTTGGCGACCCATATATGACATGGATCATGGGTCGCAAGGTCGGCAAGGCGTACCGCGTACGCCCCGGGTACTACATCCGAAGGCACCGGCCGATGACATTGACACTGTACGTGGAGTACGTCGAGGGGACGCTGTACCCGTGAGCGTGCGCAAGGTGCTGGAGGACGGCACGAGGGTGTACAGCAACTACACGAGGTACACCCCGGTGGCCGAGGGAGAGCGTAAGTACGGGCGCAACAAGCCCGACGATCCAGACGCCGTGCGGTGGTACGGGACGTGGCTGCTACCTCTGGAGCTTCTGGCCCACGAGGAGAGAGTCATGCCTGAGACCAGGCCTGACACCGATGCATACGTTCACATGAGCTATCGAGGGTGGCGGTGCCGTTGTGATGTATGCAAGCGGCCTGAGGCAGACCGCTGGAAGGAGCAGTACTGGGCTGATCTAAATCCGCGTGGCAGGGACCTGCGCCTGACGCGCGCTGTCGTAACTGGGCAGCCCCTCAAGGCGCTGAAAGAGAAGTCGAATGGACTTGAGGTCCTTACCGAATATGCACTGGAGGATGAGCGTGGCGGCAGTGCGGTCGAGGATGTCCTCACTGTTGGCGTAGATGGTCTGGACGGTGCCGAACCTCTGATGCCAGAGCCAGAGCAGACGGGTGTCGAGTGACACCCGGTGACTCTCGGGGATGTCCTGACGATAACGGCGCTCGATCTCAGAACTCATCGACGTCCTCCTGCTCGCTGCTCGACCCGTCGAGGAGGCGGCCAACAGCGATGCCGAGGATCAGGGCGAAGACGAACCAGATGGTGAGGAAGACAGCGAAGGCTGTGAGGTTCACTTCTTCTCCAGGGTGTGCGTCGTGAGATCGTGAAAGACGAGCTTGTCCTTCTGCTCGCCTCGGGATGGGTGGGTGCCGGTGTGCCGGCGCCCTACCATCCTGTTGAAGATCATCGCCTGCGCCACTGAAGCACGCTGCATCGACCCGGAGTTACTGATGTCAACGGTGTTGGCGATGTCGAACAGCATACGGCAGACCAGCTCGTGTACGGGGAGCTCCAGGTACGTGTCTGTCTCGGGCTCGGGATGAGCCCCCACGTACTGAAGTGCCTGCTTGATGGTCACGATCTTCACACCCACACCCCTGACCAATCCTCTTTGTAGTCCGTTGACGACTGGGATTCTGCCTGGTCGTAGAACTTTCCACGGAAGAAGTCCAGCTCCTTGACGGACTGCACAGCGTAGCGCAGGGCGTCCATCATGTGGCTGTGCTTGTCGTGCAGGGGCTGCTGGGTCCACATCTGGAGCCTGTTGTTGAAGTCGTACTTGTAGTTCTCCAGGCACTCCAGTAGCCACTGACAGTTGTACGAGTGGACGGTGGTGTTGTACAGAGCCATCCGGGTTTCCTGGATGTCTGTGATGAGGGCGTGGTCGCCAGCTCGGGAGTTCGGGATTTTCCAAACTTTATTAGACTTTGCTAGCACAGCAACGTTGTGGAACCGCTGTCGCATCATGTCAGCGGGAGTTGTATTGACCGCCTTCTCGTGGTGCTCGCCATCCCAGGGGAGGATAAGGGTGGCGATCTTGTTGTAGTAGTGCTTGACCTGGAGGTCATCGACATACTCGGGGAGCGCCTTGCCGTGGCCCTCCCCACAGTCATAGATGAACATCCGTCCGTTGATCCACTGGAACGCGATCCACGAGGTGGCGTCCGACTGGATGCCGGCCGCTCCGATGTCGAAAGCTACGTACACGGGATGACCGGAGTTGAGGTTGAACTCGCAGATCCGGCCGTCCTGCTCCATCTTCATGTACGCCTCGCCGTACACGGAGGCGGCATCCATCTCCTCGAAGGAGACGTAGTACTCCTGCTCGAACATGCGGTCGTTGCCGAACCGCCGCTTGTATGTCTCGCGGATGCGGTCGAGCTCCTGAGACGTGAGGACGGGCTCGAGCCCCTCACGCTGCATGATGGCATTGAGTTGATCGATGTCATACTTGATGACCTTCGCCTCGGGGCTACCCTCCAAGGACTGCATCAGCTGCCACAGAGGGTTGCGTCGCTTGCCTCGTGGAGTACTGACGACCATCAGTCGCTTCTTCTCGGACCTGTTCTCCAGGATGGGCATCATCCGGGGGATCGGGTCCTCGCGCGTGAACAGCGCCAGCTCGGTGATGGTGTAGTCCTGGAAGGACGTGCCGACACCGGCCTTGTCCTGCCCGGACTGGAAGTACCCCTGCAACTTGAGGCGGCTGCTGTTGACGAAGCGGCCCTCCATCACGGTGTCTTTCCAGGACACCTGATCAGGGGGCACGTTGTCCTGGAGACCACGAATGTACTCGTTGGTCTCGGGGTCGATGTAGGTCTTGTCCCACAGGATGTCACGGATCATCGGGTTGGACAGACTGATGTACACGCCCGTGGTCTTGCTGTTGCGCAGGCGTGCTTCGCACTGCTCCATCGAGGCAGCGACGTCCTTCCCCGTCTGCCTCGGAAGCACTGCGATGCCGTACCTGTGGTCTCGCCACATCTTGTGCAGCTCGACCTGGTAGGGGCGGGGGCGGTAATGCACGGGGAACGTCGGCATTACTGTCCTCCTTAGGTGACCTGTTACGGCATGTTGGCAGGGGGCTCAGGCTCGGGTTCGGGCGCGGACTCGATCTTGGCCTCAGCCGGATGGGTGATCCCGACACGCTCCTCGAACTGTCGCACAGTGGCGAGGAAGCTGCGATGGAAGCTCTTGCGCAGCTCGCTGATGTCGGCGGGAATGGGCATCTCGGTGCCTTTCAGATACGGAGGTTGGGCAGCCCAATGGTACCGAAAAGTGTAGAGAAGTCCTCCTTCTCGGACGTGCTCGGTGCCTTGGACTGGAGCCCAGCCTGAGGCGGCTCGGTGGCCTTGGGCGCAGCTTGTCGAGCGGGGGCCGTACCGACCTCTCGACGGAGGTTGTCGATGATCGGCTGCACGGGGATGGAGTAGCCGTGCAGCTTCCCGTCGAACCTGATCTCGTAGGGCTGCGCCATCTGGGCGAACTTGTCCGCCAGCCGTCGGTTGAACTTCTTTGTACCCGGGATCAGATCCGGGTTGTTCTTGAAAAGGTCAACCGAGGAGTGGATGGTCTCCATGAAGTCCCGTGCGCCCTGGAACTTGGTGTTCGCGCGGGACATCACCTCTTCCTGCAGGATCGACCGAACGGCGTCCTGCCACTCCTTCGCGTCGTTGGCGTCACGCAGGGTCTCATCGCCCTCACCGTTG